TTTTCGCATACGACCGTTGTGATTTGTACGAAGAATTACCGGATGGACAAGTTCCATTGACAGCATCATTTATTGAAAAGGTATTAAAAATATGATGGAACAGCGTACAGACGACTGGTTTGCGGCAAGGCTTGGCAAGGTCACAGCCTCCCGCGTTGCGGATGTCATTGCCAAGACCAAGACCGGCTATGGCGCAGGTCGCGCTAATTATATGGCTGACCTTGTGGTTGAGCGCCTGACGGGTCAGAAGGCATCCTCGTTCAGCAATGCAGCGATGGAATGGGGGACGGAGCAGGAGCCGAACGCCAAAGCCGCCTACGCCGCCAAGACCGGGATACTGGTTGAGGAGGTAGGCTTCATTGACCACCCGACCGTTGCGATGTCTGGTGCCAGCCCTGACGGGTTTGCCGAGGAGGGTTTAGTAGAAATCAAATGCCCGAACACCGCTACTCATCTGGAATACATCTTCGACGGCAAGCCGCCGCAGAAGTATGTGACGCAGATGCAATGGCAGATGGCGTGTGCCGGTAAGCCGTGGTGCGACTTCGCATCCTTCGACCCGCGTCTTCCCGAGCGGCTGCAACTGTTAGTCGTGCGCGTCCCGCGTGATGACGACTACATCAAGATGCTTGAGCAGGAAGTGACCATTTTCCTGCAAGAGTTGGACGACAAACTTAACAAACTGGAAAAGGTGACCCTGTGAACAAGCAGTATGACAACAACAACCGTGGCGTTTTGTTTAAGAACGATAAGCGCGGCAACGAAAAAGCCCCCGATTATCGCGGCTCTGCCGTTCTTAACAATATCGACCTCAACATCAGCGCGTGGATTAAGCGCAGCAGTAAAACCGGCGATGCCTTCATGTCCCTCAAGTTCGAGCCGAAGCAGGCTGCGCGTCCTAAAACGATGGCAGAGCAAAACCCCGAGAAGTTTAACGACGATGAGGATTTGCCGTTTTGAAAATCTTCATCGGATACGATAGCCGCGAGGACATCGCATACGAGGTGGCTCGTGCGTCCATTCTGGAACACATGGAGGCAGAGGTTGTCGCGCTTCGACTAGATGACCTCCGTGAGATGGGGATGTACTGGCGCGAACCAGACCCGTTTTCATCCACGGAGTTTAGTTTCAGCCGGTTCCTTGTGCCTGCGCTCTGCAACTTCAGAGGCAATGCTTTGTTCATGGACTGTGACTTTCTAGTGCGGCACAGTCTGAAGCCGTTGCTCGACTTCAACAATCCTGATGTTGCCGTGTGGTGTGTCCAACACGACTACAAGCCCACATCCCTGACAAAGATGGACGGGCAGGTACAGCGCCAATACCCGCGCAAAAACTGGTCGTCGTTTATGTGGTTCAATTGCAGCCATCCGTCAATGGGTGGGCTGACACCCGAAATCGTGAACAGCGAAACCGGGATGTATCTGCACAGATTTATGTGGGTAAACGACCGGCACATTGGTGCGTTGCCGCCGACCTTTAATTACTTGGAGGGCTGGCACACACGGGCGCAGGTTCCTGACCCGACCTGCGTGCATTTCACCGAGGGTGGCCCATGGTTCGATGAATACCAGAATGTTGAATACGCCTACGAATGGAAGCAATGGGCTGGACGGGTGAGGGCATCCGAGCGATGAAACGCATATTCCCCCGAGGCACCAGACCGGACGCTATGGCATCTGTCGTGGCGCGTATGGTGTCCAACCTTGACCCGCTCAAGACATGGGCGGTTGAGGTTACGGAGTGGAAGAAGCCGCGCACCAACCAACAGAACAAATTCCTGTGGGGTGTTTGTTATCCCTGCATTTTAGAGGGCGGTGGCGAGGCGTTGCGCGGATGGACACGCGATGACCTGCACGATTACTTTCTGGGCGAGTGTTTTGGATGGGAGACGCTAGAGGGGTTTGGCAGGAAGCGCCTGCGACCGCTCAAGCGTTCCTCTGCGCTCGACAAACAAGAGTTCAGCGATTACTTGCTGTTCCTTGAAACAAAGTGCCTTGATATGGGCATCGTGATACCGGAGCCGTCGTATGAAACTGCGTAAAGAAGCCCGAGGGCGAGGCTGCATGGTGCGTATTCCCGAGGTGTGCAACCACAACAGCGAGACAACCGTGCTGGCGCACTACCGGCTTGCCGGGGTATCTGGCATAGGCATGAAGTCGCCCGACATCCTTGGCGCATGGGCCTGTAGCGCGTGCCACGATGCTATCGACCGTCGAGCGCATACCGACCTCGACCGGGACTATGTGCGCCTGTTGCACCTTGAAGGCATGGCGCGAACCCTCGCACAATTGAACAGGGAGGGACTACTGTGACCTTTATGGTAGACACGCCGTACACCCCGGCGTACATCCGCAACGAATTCCTATATGACCACCAGACGGGCAGCGGGGAGTTTACCCCCTGCACCATCTTCGGGTTTCGCGCCGAACCCGCCCGAGTACCCATGTTTAGCGTTATGGCGGCCTGTGGGGCGCAATGGGCGAGGGTGCCTATCCATGCCCTTGTGTCGAAGCCATGCCCTCCAATGGCTTTAGAACTCGCCTGCTGGTGGGACTCGTTTAGCCGCCATGCCGAGGTGCGTGAAATGGAGTTTCTGCGGGGTCACCGTGTCCGCGCCCGTGGCAGGGACGGAGTGTGGAGGCCGGGGGTCTACCTGTTCAGCATCTTCTGGCACAACGGGGGATGGTCGGAGGTCAGCGACCAGAGCAAAGACCACCACATCATTCGACTGGAGGCTGGGCCGCTTATCGCCTACCCCAACAACAAACTGCATTGGGTTGACCCGAGCCACCTGTCGGGCGACCCGCCGCGAGATTGGAAGTCACCGTCACAGTCCTACAGCGTGGAGGCACTATGGTTAGATGGTTCGTCAACTGGTTCCGCAACATAAAGTTACGCAGGCACCACGAATGGAGCCGCGTCCCAAAGCCTAATTGGGCGTGCAGCCGAGGCTACCGAGACACTTGGTAAACGGCTGGCGAGTCGTCTAACGGTCGGACAACGGACTTTGACTCCGTGAATGAAGGTTCGATTCCTTCCTCGCCATCACACCCTGCGCTCAAAGTGCGGCACATCCTTAAATGACTTCCAGAACCCGCCCCATTGGTTCTTGGGGTTCAGGCTCTGCCAATACTCACCGACCGGAGTAAGCGCCGGGATGTCGTAGGTCAGTTTGCCGTCGCGGAAGAAATTTAAGTCGATGGCGCACCGCTTGAGGTGGATGCTGTTCATCGTCTTGGAGCGGCCCGTCTTGACATAGATGGCTTGCTGTTCCGGGGTACGGGCAAGTTCACCGCCCGTCACGACAAAGCCCAACTCGGTCGCCTTGTTGATGAGTTTGGCGACATCCAGCAGGAACGCCGCCTGTTCTGCTACGAGACTCACTTGATAGCCTCCTTGAGTGCGTCGGTCTTGTCCTTGCTCGACTGACTGCTACCAAAGTAGTACGAGACAACCTGCGTAGCGACCGCAGACAACACGCCCAAGATGTAGATGAGGATGTCCTTGCGGCTAGGGTCAATCGGACTCGCTTGGAACAGCACGATGCCAAAGAGCGTAAAGGTGATGCCAAGCAAACCAAGCGCCAAAATCGGCGTGATGAGTTTGTTTAGCAGCGGTGCCTTGTCGGAGGTGACAATCTGCGTCTCGCGCACCCGCGCATCGTTGGTGTCCTTCAGGCGCATCTCAAGTTCTGCGAGGTCAAGTTTGTCCTCTTCCAGACGCAACTTGAGCAGTTCTTCCTCATGCTCCATCTGGGCAATCTGTACCCGCGCCAAGTCCTCGGGGGACATATCGGGCTTTAGTTCAACGCCCAACTTCTCCTCGACGACCTTCTTGCCCTTTGCCAGCACAGCGTTAGCAACGAGGTTAAGCCCGTTGCCAAGCAACGGCGTTAGGATGGCTTGTAGCGCGGCAGGTATCACTTGTCCTTCTCCTTCTGTTCAAGCAGTTTGACCCGCATCTGTAGGTCATAAATCTTGTCAAGCAGTTCTTCTTTCTGACGCTGACGACGCTCTGCCGAAACAGGGCTGTCGGTCGGCACACCCTCCGGCGTGATAAGCGCAGGCATCTGACCCTCAATCTTGGTCAGACGGGTGCTGAAGGATGTGACCTGCCCCAGAAGCCATGCGATGCAGGCAATCAGGACGGGAACCAGCATCTTCATTATCTCGCCGAAGTTCACAGAACTGGCCCCCTCTTTCGTCACTTAATGGACTCCAAGAACATCATCGTCACCGTACCAAACGCGGTAAGCAGGATGAGGATGATTGTCCCGCCAACCCGCATCAGAAGGTTCTCCAGACGCTTTAGCCGCGCATGGATGGCTTCGTAGCGCACCGCGCAGGTATCAATGTGACTCGTCACGGTCACCTCAAGGTCTTGTACCGTGGTCACGGCTCCCCGTCCTTCGGCACCTGCGCCTCTACCTGCGCTTTTAACTTCGCCCAGAGCGGATAACCGCCTTGGCTCGTCGGGAGCGAACCCAGCAGGTTCACGATGGCGACGGCTTCTTCCAAAGTCACTTCAAGTTTGGCTTCCATCAGACGCTCCACGGCAGCGGCGGCGAGACGACCGGCGGGTTAATCTGATTGTCAATCTGCTGCTGCACCGCAGCCTCTGTGGCCGTCTTGTCCACGCCGTTAGCCCAGACCCAGCCAAGCACTTGGTCGAGCGTGAGCGAGGCGTAGGGGGTGAAGGACTTGTCCTTCTGAAACGGCACGGAGCAGGTTGAGTAGACGGTTCCGTTGTAGTCTCCGTCCACGCCGTTGCAAGACCAATGAACGATGAAAACGACATCGGTATCGCCGTCCTCCTGCGGGAGGCAGTCAAGTTGCGAGATGTTCCAAGTGATAGTGGTCATTTATTTGCTCCTTATGCAATTTTTATGGTGCCGCCATCGCTGTAGAGCGTGCCACCGGGCAAGCCAGCGGATGAGGTAGGGATGTTGTTAATAATAATGTGCATTTTTGACGACGCATGGTCCCAATTAACTTGCAATCCATTTGTTACGCCAGAAACAGAAAATTGCCCAATGCTGCGGTTTGCGCCAGAGTCAGGGCTTGCATGAATGTAGGCGCTTGCTGTGAAGTTAGAATCGCTAGCGGCAATTTTTCCAAGAACAGAAAGTTTATTAACCGGAGCCGCCGTCCCGATGCCGAGGTTGCCGGAGGAGTCGAGGCGCATCTTCTCGGCACCAGAATTGGCCCAAGTCAGGGCGGTGCTGCTTGCAAGAAGCCCCATAACCCAAGACTCTTGGCTGTCTTGGAACAACTGAATTCCCGTCGCCGTTGCGTTGGGATTGTTGACCATGAAAGTGGCCGAGTTGGAAGCCGCGCCTGTGCCGACCTTTGCGCTGCCGCTAACTTGCAGTTTTGCCCCCGGCGAACTCGTCCCGATGCCGAGGTTGCCGGAGGAGTCGAGCGTGAGTTGATTTGTACCGCTTCCACCAGTTTGAATAGCAAAAGATGACCCACCAAACAGCGTGGCAAGCGTCGTAGTGGCACTTGTCGTGTTAAGGGTAAAACCAAAAGAATTAGTAGAATCGTTCTGGCGATAGGAGTTGCCGACCACATGGAGCCGCTGCGACGGCGAACTCGTCCCGATGCCGAGGTTGCCACTCGCATCCAGCGTCATCGCCTGCGTGAACGAGATGGCGTTGCCTGCGGTGCCGGAGGCTGCGGTGTGCCAAGAATGCACACCGTTCAACTGCTGATAGTAATTAGCGCTTCCATTAGCGATGTATTTACCGTTGTTGTATGTTGAGCCATCTGAGAAGGTGTTTGACGCCATAACAGCAAAGTTTGGCAGGGCATAACTTCCACCAAACGATGCGGAATGTACTTGCAGATTTGTCCAGAAAGCGTTCCAAGCACTCGGAGTTACACCGATGCCGAGGTTGCCGGAACTATCAAACCTAGCCGCCTCAACGCCGCCCTCCGTGAAGGCAATCGTGTCTGCGGCGGGGAAGAAGATGCCGGTGTTGGTGTCGCCGGTCGTGGTGATAGACGGGGCTGCTGCCGTGCCTGCCGAGAAGGTTGCTACGCCGCCGACATTGAGCGCCGAGGTGATGGACACATTCGCAAAGGTCGCGTTACCGGCGCTGTTCAACTGCGAGACGACTTGGAAGCGCGTGCCGTCATAGACGACTACCACCACCTCACCG